ATGCCGCAGCCCATGGTTCAACGGGCAATGAAGTTATTTATAATAATTCCGGTGGCCATGTCATTCTTAATGCAAGCAATAACATCGGCGTGGTTTCATATCGTAATGGCGATGGTGCAACCACAAGTGTTGTTTCTTCAATCATTCTTACTATTTCAGGACTAAAAGACGGCTCCGATATTTCTATTCTAAATGCCGGTACAGAAACAGAACGGATTAATGTGCAAGAAAATTCTGGAACAACGTATAATTACAATTATACAAGTGCTGGTGAAAGCGTGGATATAGGAATATTTAAATCTGGATATATACCTTTATATGTTAGAGGCTATATCCTAGGTGCAACCAATGGTTCTTTACCTATTAGTCAAGTAATTGACAGGGCATATTTGGAATAGAAGGAGGCGTTTATGGGATATAAGATTATAGATCCCGATGATCTCGTTGTCGGTACTGAGATAACTTTTGATTTTGGGGCAAAAACATTTACATTGATTGAAGCCGGAAACCTTACGGCGAAAGACGGAGTAACAGGTAACGCTATTTGGGCAAAATTTGTGGATTTGTGGACAACCGCCACTTATCAGCCCTATCCATTCCCCATGAATGTGCTCGACGCCCGTTCTGGTCAATACATTTTTGGTCAAGACCCTGGTGGCAGCTACAACGGATGGAAACCCGCAGGCGATACCACGAGGCAAATGATTCGAGACGCCGGGTGGAGTGAATATTCTAATGCCGGAGTATTGAATAGACAGTATGTGGGTTTGGTCGGTTTAGCGTCTGGTTTTCCCGCGGGAGCACAATTCTATTATCAACGCGATTCCGGCGGCACTGCTTACGATTTCACCTTTACAGATTCCCCAAATGAAGGCATACAGGTTTATGGCGATGCCGCAAACGGCGATTTTGATAATCGTTCTTATTTTAAATTATTCTGCCGTGAAGCAAATTATACCTACGACGACGCCGTATTAGGAGATGTTGGTGAGTCCGGTACGGGCGCATTTAAAGTTTCTCTGCCTATTTCCGTTGGTGCAGACTTGAAAATTACAGATGACGACGCCTCCATGACTGGTGCACCGTATTCAAGTATCGATCTTGAATATTTTGGCGTTAATCAGAGCAAACAGGTTGGTAGTCAGTCATATAACTTCCGAACTATTATAGATAATACCATCGCTAATGCTACTCTGGAAGAAATTTATACCAAGATGCAATATAATCTCCGACAAGCCGGGGATATTGATGATGGTGCAGGAAGTGTAACGGGTCAAACAGCAAATCAGTTATGCTACTTTGTTGGCGACACCCTTTATACCACCGCCGGAGTGTTTATTGAAGGGGTTATTGCAGCAGACTTAAATCGTATTTATTTCCTTCCGTATGGCTCTTCGCCTGGTAACGAAGTCTATTATCCTTATGCGGCTGCCGGAACATTGAATTTCAACACGGCTTTAACCGCAGGTGGAACAGGCTATTATCGCATGTATTTTGCCAATGACGACGCCGGAGGCAATTTGGGTTATGATTACGGAACAGCCGACGCCATTACAGTTAATGATAATGACGGCGTTCCGATTACCGGAGCGATATCTGCTGCGTCTATTGGGTTTTCTTATGATTACGACGGCAATGTGCAACGAGGCACTGGAAGCAATGGCGACGACGCACCTATTGTTGTTGTAGCCGGTAATGCCGGAAGCGCTAAACCAGTCGTAGCCACAGGTACAATTTCTAGAAGCAAGGGTATATCCATTACGCTAACAGCCGAGGCAGATCGGGCTTATCTCGATTAAGGAGTAACGATGGGGCTGACCTTTAACGGCTTGGCAAAAGTGATAACCTTGACTGCCGGAACAACATCGTTGTCTGTTCGTCAATTATGGTCGCGGTGGGTAGATTGGTTTCTTACATCAGATAATTCAAAATATCTCCCTGCTTTTAGTCAAGTCGGGGGTAACGACATCGATCCCGTGGTTGGGACAACAATCCCAATTTATGCGTTTTTGATGAATGGGTGGAAACTAAAACCGCAAGAGGCAAACCATACCGTGACAGTTACAGACGGTATATTGCTTGTTAACGGTGGTGGAGACCCATTCAATAATACCGACGGCGCTTATACCGTTAGAATTAATTATCAACAACCGGTGCAGGCAATTACTGTTGCTACCGGAGGTGGTGCAACTCCTCCAACCCCAGAAGAAATTGCTACTGCGGTTTGGGAGAGCCTGCTGATAAATCACGCCAACGTCAACACCTTTGGCAAATCGCTAAATGATATGTCATACGAAACCAGTATTATTACCGCTATTCTAAAAAATAAGATGATAACAGATCCTCTTACGGGTGTAATGACTATTTACGCCGAAGATGGTAGTGTGCTATTAAGTGCTCAACTTTACGAAGACGCCGATGGCTTGCAGAAATACAGGGGTCAAGGCAGTGAGCGCCGCGAGGAACTGGAATGATAGTTGCGAGAGGATATGGTAGAAACATCAATAGTTTTGGCGGTATTGTTTCTTGGGGATATTCTAGAAAATTCATTACCGAAGTTATATCATTTTTCTGGCAACCCACAAAGGAGATCACATTGAAAATATGTAGAGTATTTGAGGTAAATTGTGAACGCTGATACTTTTGAATTCAATGTTTCAATACAAAGACGGATTTCTTTTAAAATGTGTGCTACTCGATTATACCAAAAAACACTTTATATCAAACAGACTTTAGAAGCACAGGGAAGCATCCAAAATTCCCTGGTGATTGCGAGGTAATATATGGCTGCTATGACTGATATCCACACAAATGATATTGGGACTGTGTTTATTGTAAACATATCGGACAGTGGTGTGCCAGTAGACCTATCTAGTGGAACCAGCGCTTCCAATGTAATTTTATTTAAACGGCCAGATAGAACTACTTTTAATCGACCAGCAGTATTTGATACCGATGGTAAAAACGGCAGGATTAAATATGTTTCAGTCGCAGGCGATATCAACATGCCTGGTGTCTGGTATATAAGTGCTAGAGTAAATACCGAAAACGGGCAATGGGTGGCTACTGCCGATACGTTTACCGTGCATCCTGTATTTGAATAACATAAAAGAACGATTTCATTAAGTAATTTCAGCCGCTATAATTTAATGGCAAAATGCAAATTTTGTAAATTTGATTTGGTAGTTCGATTCTTACCTAGCGGCTCCTTGTAACACAGTTATTATCAGCATCTTTTATGATGCGATTATTTTTAAATAATAGGAGTACATAGAAAATGCCTAAAGCAAAAAGTTTGATTAGAACGTCGGGTAAATTCGATGAGAAGTTAATATATTGTCGCAAGTGTATGAAAGATAAGGCGGCAAGCGCTTTTTTCTTGGCGACAGATTTGTACCTTGATAGTAACGGTTATTTTAGCGTGTGCAAAGACTGCTGCAATGAAGTCTATAATTTGATGTTACAGTCAGAGGGCAATATTGCTAGGGCTATCTTACGATGTTGTCGAATGTTTAACATTGTGTTTGATGAAACCGCAGTTATGGCTACTGAATCCCATCTCAAGACAATGGAAGCCAAGGGTTCAAAAACAGATAACACCTTTGGAATATACAAAACCAAATTGGTTAGTATGAGCAAACGTGGGCTAAAGGATAAAATTGTTTCCACTGATTTAACCTTTATAGAACCAACTAAAATACTCCCGCCATCCGATCCGCTTCAACCCGACGATAAGAATGCTGAAGAATTACAACAGTTTTGGGGTGAATCCCTTAACCACAACGACTACGTGTGGCTGGAAGCCGAATATGCAAAATGGGCGAGAGATTACAGTATTAAAAACAGTGGCGAAATCAATTTATTAAAGCTCATTATATTAAAGTTGTTTAGTATTAGACAAGCTAGAAGTGAGCAAAAACCAATTAACAAACTAGAAGAAGAATTTCAAACACTTTTGAAAACAAGCGCTCTTAGTCCCGCCCAGACAAATGCAGCCACACAGGGAAAATTAGGCGATTCTTATGGTATGCTGATAAAAATGATTGAAGAAGAAAGTCCGGCGGAGCACTATCGTGATTATAAGTTATTCGATGACTTTTTTGATATTAAAAAATATCTCAGAGATTATGTTAGTAGACCAATTACCAACTTTTTTAATGGTCACAAGAATTACTCTATATCTGATGATGAAGACGTCGCTTTAGATAATGGCATTTTCGAATCTAATGACTTGCCGGAATTAAAAACCGAGATAAAAAGTGATACGGAAAGCGAGTAATATCTATGGCAAAATCTCGCCCCTATCAAAATGATTATATAAAAGATTCTAAAACACAAGATGTTTTTCGGCAGAGAAAGCCAATGATTACTGCCAAAGAACTTACGGAAGAAAAGCGACAACAAATAATCCTCTGGAATACCTTCTTCAGAAGGAATATTGTGGTATTCATAATTGACGTCATGAAAATCAAGTTGTTTCCATATCAAATTATATGGATTTATCTGATGTCGATCAGTCCCTTGTTTGTAGCTATATGTAGCCGTGCATCTGCCAAAAGTTTTGTTGTTGCTGTTTTTGTTGTTGCTAGAAGTATTTTATACCCTGGTTTGGAAACAATCGTGGCGGCTACGACTAAGGATCAGAGTGGTCGTATTATTAAGAATAAGGTACAGTGGATATTTGATAATTCCGACTTTTGCAAAACAGAAATTACTAAAATAACTGCTAATAATAACACCTATGAATGTATTTTTAAAAATAGTTCGAAGATGAGTGTTGTTGCGGCAAACGAGGGGGCTTTAGGGGCACGGTGTAATGACCTAATCGTTGATGAATATGCCAAAATGGATAAAGCGGTTCTCGATAATATTTTAAAACCATTCTTGATTCCGAGGCAAACTCCATTTGCAAAAAAAGAAGAGTATAAAAACATTGTAGAACCCGTTAGATCATACTATATTTCTTCCGCGTGGTATACGACCGAATGGTGGTATAAGACGGCTATGTTAACGGCGCAAGCCATGGTCAATGGGCAAAAAGCTGGATTTTTTGCTACGGATTTTTTGACAACAATTAAACACAAACTAAAAACCATACAGCAGATGGAAGAAGAAAAAAGAGATAATGTTGCTTTTGATATGCAGTATGGAAATATACCAGGTAATTCGAACGAAAATGCGTATTATCCCATTGGCTTTTTCAAGCGCACAATTCAAAAAGCATTTTATCCTCCCCGGCGAGAAGAATATGGGCTAAAAAAGAATCCGTTTGATATTCCCCGCGTTGAAGGTGAAATTCGTATTATGGGTGTTGATATTGCAACTAGGCTTAGTTCCGCTAACGATAACAGTGTAACTTCCTGCATTCGTCTTGTTCCTACCAAGCGCGGGTATGCCAGGTCTCTTGTCTATATGGAAAGTTCTCATGGAGCCAACGGCATTCTTCAAGCGAATCGAATTAAAGAAATTTGGTACTGGTTTGGAGCTGCTTTTATAGCCATGGATGTCGCACAGGCAGGATCTGTTTTGTTTGATTCACTTTCCGCTCCTTATTTTCATGAAGAGTTAAGTAAGCAATTTCCTGCGTTTACCGTGATGGACATACCGGAAATAGACGATAAGGTAAAAGCAGAATTCAAGGGAAGAACGCTGGGCGTTAATGCGATTCCTATTATTTTTCCAATATCTGGAACACCAGTTTTGAATACGGATATGCATGTTCAGTTTAGGTCGTCATTACAGAAGAAGCTTTGGTCGTTTTTAGTAGACACAGATGAAGCAGAAGATTTTTTGTTGAGAACACAAAAAGATTATTTTAGTGCTGATGACAGTGTAATGAGAGCCTATCTTCTTCACCCATTTTTGCAGACTTCATTATTTATAGCAGAAACAGTTAATTTATCTTGGGATATGCAGAAAGGTAATCAGAACATTAAATTAGAAGAAGGATCAGGAAGAAAAGACAGATATACAAGCGTTAGCATGGCTAACTATTTGGCATCAATTTTGGACAAAAACATATTGCACGAAGAAGATGACGGCGACGATTGGGAGACCATCATGGGTGTGACAATTACCGTATAGGTCTTGACAAAATCGTAATATTGTGGTAATATATAAGTTGTATAATAGAGAGATATAGCGACGGCTGAATCTCGTTTTCCTGAACGGGAACTCTCTCTATTTTACTTTAAATCAGGAATCAATCTACAGGAGGATGTTTGTATGAAAAAATTGACTTATGATAATGTAAAGACGTTTATTGAAGACAGAGGGTGTAAACTGCTTGATGCAGAATACATAAACCAAAATAAGGAGTTGTCTATAGTTTTTGCGTGTGGACATACCGATAAAAGAAGCTTTGCCCATTTTAAATATTATAAAAATATTTGCCCTCGATGCGCTGGATGTAAGCCTTATAAGTATGCTGATGCAAAATCTATTTTTGAGAATCATGGATTTTGTTTATTGTCTGATAATTATAGTGATTGCAAAAAATCCCTAGATATTCAAGATGGTCTGGGATATAAATATACTATCAGCCTAGATAAATTCTTGAACAATTTTGTAAATAGGGGAAGCAATCTCGCAAGATTTGATATACATAATATTTATACGGTTGACAATATTTGTCTTTTTCTATCAATAAACTTCCCGCAACTTTCTTTAATTCCAAAACAAGAGTGGAAGGGCAATAATGCAAAAATGTCTTTTATTGATTATGAAGGATATAAATATTATGTAACATTTGGTGTTTTGCAGGAAGAGATAAAAAGAAACAGTTTTCCAGCAAAATTTGATATATCTAATATACATACGATGGAAAATATTTCTAATTGGATTGCAATTAATAAAAAAGACTATAGATTGCTAGATGGTCAAACATATCCTGGGGCACATGGAAAATTAAAGTTTAAATGCTTAAAATGCCCAGACGAAGAAAGACCTTTTGAAAGAACTTGGGTTGGGCTAAGATCAAAAAACGGAGGATGCAACTATTGTAATACAACCTATATTGGGCGATGTAATAATCTAAAATATAAAGAACCAGATATTGCCTTAGAATGGGATTATGATAGGAATTATCCTGTTATTCCCGATAACGTCGCGGCTCATGCATCGAACAAGTATTGGTGGATTTGTGGAGATTGTGGGGCATCTTATTTATCTACTACCAGCCACAGAACAGGAAAAGAGCCTAGGGGTTGTCCACAATGTTCAGAATCTAATATGGAAAAAAGAATTAGGAAATATTTATTGCGGCAAAATGTAAGTTTTGAACCTCAGAAATGGTTTGAAAAGTGCAGAAATATTTTGCCTCTTCCTTTTGATTTTTATCTAATGGATTATAATGTGCTCATAGAAGCCCAGGGAATACAGCACTTTAAACCCGTTGAGTATTTTGGAGGAGAAGAGTATTTTGTGAAAAGAAAGAATAACGATTTAATTAAAAATAATTATTGTAAAAACAACGGTATAAAATTAATCGAAATCCCATATTGGGATTATAAAAATATTGAAAACATTCTCATAAAAGAATTGAACCTCTAAGTGAAAGGAGGTAAATTTGGGTAGACCAAAAAAAATAACTACTGAAACACCGATAGATGAATTAAGTGATGCACAACTGCAAAATATTTTAAATTTGTATGCTTGGAACGATAGTAGTTTCAAAGAATTTGCACAGTCTTCTAATAATTCTTATTTATATCCTTCTGTGTTTAACCCCATGCTGGTTAATGCGAGAATGCAGAGCATTACGCTAAGTGGCACCGGGGAAGCCAGTGAAGAACGTGTGGCGAAGGCGCTTGCTAATCCGAGAGAATCCGAAATGGAGTTGTTATCAATTTCGGAGATATTGGAATACAGTAATCCCACATATAAGCGCATTATATCTTATCTTTCTAATCTTCCCGCTTGGGATTATACATATTATTGTAAGAATGTAAAAAAGTCGTCTGAGTATAAGAGCGAATCCTACAATAAAGCATTGAATGTACTAAAAGATTTTATGTTTAGATTTGATGTAAAAGGACAGTTTTCTAGTGCATTGAGGCAACTACTGAGACAGGAAACCTATTTTACGGTTTTCAGAGATGAAGGATCTCGTTTTGTCTTGCAAGAATTGCCGTCAAATTACTGTCTGATAACCGGAAGATGGGATTATGGATTGCTGTTTGATTTCGACTATATGTTTTTTAATCAAGGGGGAGTCGACATTGATTTCTATCCCGACATATTCAAAAAAACATACACCAAGATATTTAAGGGACAACGACCAGATGCCTATAATCCCTCAGCGCCGATAGGCGATAGGGCAAATAGTGTTTATTCGCAGTGGGGGAGCTGCGATCCAACCGATGGGTTCTGGGGCTGGAAGTTTTCCAACGAATTGGCGAGCCGTATCCCGGCGTTTTCGTCACTGTTTCCTGACTTCGCTATGTTACCAACTGTTAGATCGTTACAAAGAAACACATATTTGGTCTCGGCTGCAAAGCTAATATTTGGAGAATTACCGTTTTTAAAAGATACGAAAGCTACGGTAAGAGATGCTGTCTCAATGAGTCCGCAAGTTTTGGGAAATTTTATGGCTTTGGTAAAGTCTGGGTTGGCTAATGATTCGGTTAAGTTTACGAGTGCGCCAGTTCAAAATATTCAAGGTATAGAATTTGAACACGATAACGACATGTACAGTAGTTATTCGAAAAATGTAACTGGACAAAGCGGGATAAATGGAAACCTCATATCGAGTACTAGTCAAAAAATGAATAGCCTGGAAACCGGCTTATCGGCGGCCGTCGACGAGATGTGCTCAACATCTATATATCCTTATTTTAATCAGTTTATGGAATATCAGATTAATAAGAGAGTAAAAGATGCAGGCATAGAATATCAGTTTGGATTTAATTTCGAAGGAACTAATTTCTATACGGATAGGCAGCGTAGACTTGAGACACAAATTAGTTTGATGAGCCAAGGAATTGTTTTGCCCCAGAAGATAGCGGCTGCAACCGGACAAGATCCGTTTGTAATGCAAGCACAGATGGACGAGGCGAGAGAACGCAAGTGGACAGATAATCTTACGCCAATCGTTCCCGCAGCACAAATCAGCGGAGGCAAAGATGGCGCAGGAAGACCTTCGAAATCTGATGATGAACTTGGCGAAGAGGGAATGAATACCAGAGACGCCGGAAGTAATCTGGCTAAAAGCGTAAAGAATAAAAAATAATCAAACTGCACATAACGGGATAAGATCCTGGCTCCGTGTGCAAGTATCATATTCATAAAAATAATGGAGGAATGTAAAATATGGCTACAATTTCTAGTGCAAGTGCAACGATTTTAAACAGAATGAATCGGGCGGCTCAAAAGGTATCAATGGGCACAGAGATTCGAAGATTGGGACAGGCAGCCGACATTGCAATTTCGGCTTCTTCAACTCAGCGGGCAATTGTTGGTGCAAGTGGTAGCGCGACAGTTTCTAGTGCGCAAGCAAGTGCTGGTCGCGTTGTTTTAGCGACTGGCTTGACAACCGTTAAGGGTTTTGTAACAGGTGCTTTGCGGTCAGGAAGTCCGGTTATTCAGCCCAATGTTATTTCAGGTTCTACAGCAGGTACGCTTGTCTTTATGACCGCCACCACTGGATGCGCTACGGCATTAGCCGCTGACGACTCCCTGTGGTATATGGCATGGTAGAAGGATAAGACGCCATGACTATAACCGCAGCTAGTGCAACTATTTTAAATCGCATGAATCGTGCGGCACAAAAAGTAGCCATGGGTACTGAAATTCGTCGTATTGGATTAGACAACGACATTTTAGTAACTGCTACTGCTGCACAAACCGTAATTGTTGGAGCAAGCGGAAGCGCAACTGTTTCCAGTGCTCAAGCAAGTGCGAGTCGAGTTATTCTTACCACTGGGCTTACTTATGTCAAAGGGTTTATTGGGCAAGACCGTCGTTCTGGAAGTGCGGTTATCAATGCACAATGGACTTCTGCATCTGCTGGAGCAACGGCAGGAACCATCGTGGTGAAATCCGCGGTGTCCGCTTCTGCCCTACCTTTAGCCGCAGGAGATTCTCTATATTACGTAGCCTGGTAAAACGCTGTAATTCTAGGAAAGGAGGGTAATGCTGCGTGAAATTATCCGAAAACCTTAACGAAGTACTAAATGAGCAAGCCGGAAAGGAACTTTTTAACCAACGCAAGTACATGGTGTTGTATAGCTACTTCGATGCCTTGCGTCTAACCAATATCGCCAAGATGTTTTTATCCCAAGCAGATGAAGAATATGGACATTACAAAAAAATAATCGAATATCTCAATACCAGGTTAGGTGGCAGGCATTATCCCGTTGAAATCGAAATACCAAATATTCAATTGGGTAGTCCTAAAGATGCCGGACAGATATTCCTTGATGCCGAAGTTGAAACCACGCAATCCCTGGAAGAAATAGCAGATATGATATATGATAGCAAATCGTATATTGATGTGCCGTTCATCCATGAGATGCTTAGAGATCAACTGGTCGAAGAAGATGAAGCGGAAGAATTTATGTTGAAAATCAATGCGGTTTCCGACTTGGTGTTGTTCGACGCCGAATTGGAGTAACTAATGTATATCGTAAATCCGAAAGTAATAAAAAACAAAATAAAATGTAGAGGCGCTGTTGCGAAATATTTTGTCGCACAAAACATACCGGTGCTGTCTAAAGACGGCAGCGACTATTATTTTGCCGACAGCGAAATATTTAAAGAGGCGCTATATTATGCTCCCGCTTGGGTAAAATTATTGATAAAATTGGGATTATAAAATAACCATTTTATTATGTAGGAATCCTTGAAGAAAGGAGGAAAACGTATTTGAGCGAAAAATTAAGTTTTGCTATTGAAAATATGGAACTGATAGAGGAAGCCAATAATTCTCAGTTTGCCACATTGAAAATAGATGCATTTGCCAGCGGAAAAAACAGACATGATCTTTTTATATCTGAAGATACTCTGAGAAAGACAGCGACAACCATTTTGCAAAAACCCATTGTGTGGGCATACAGCCGTGTAACCGATGATGCCACAGGGCATAGCGACGACGAACTTCCATGTGGATTCGTTCCTCATGATAGTCCTATTGAGTTCAGAAAACTAGAAGATGGTCGTACTATGATGTCTGTCATAGGAAAATTATGGACTAGGTATTCCGGCAAGATGATGGACATTTTCGAAAGAGACCGATCAAAATCGGTGAGTATCGAAATGGAAGTTTTTGAGCAGGATAAAAATGAAGAATTCGGAATGCCTGAAATCTTGAATTTCTGCTATATGTGCATTACCGTTCTAGGCGAGATGGTTCGTCCGGCAATTCCTATGGCTAAGGCGGATTTGGTTGCCTTTGCTACTAAGGAAAAACAGGATTATGAAAAGGCTTTGATGGAATTTTCCAATAAATACGGAAGTATTGATATGAATATTCCGAAGGAAGTAAAAGCAAATGCCAATAAAGGTTTGGAATTATATAAATCTATGGGTATTGGTGGCACATCTGTTTCTCTAGCAGTTGCAAGGCACCTTATTAAAAATGAAATTGTAGAAATGGACAAAATCAAGTCTATTCACAAATTCTTAAATTCTCGCAAGGGCGTTCCAAAGAACAAGAATCAGCCTGATGCGGAATACATATCTTGGCTTCTTCATGGCGGCAACAACGCCGTAGAATGGAGTCGAAATATTGTAAATGCTATAAACGAAATAGATAGTAAACAACTATCATATTTTGAAGTAAAGGAGGAGTTATCTGTGGATGAAAAAGAAATAGAAAAGAAAGAAGAAATGCAAGAAGAACCGAAAGTCGAAGAAGTAAAAATGGAATTGCCTACGACTGAAGAAATGGCTGAAGAAAAACCAGAGGAAGAGAAAAAAGAAGAATCTCCGGCGGACGAAAAGCAAGAAGATGAAGAAGAAAAGCCTGAATCTGAAAAGAAAGAAATGTCTCTTGACAGCAATCTCGATGTCGCTGCGTTTTTAGCCATGCTTGCCGAAGAAACCGAGGATTATCAAGCCTTGGTTGCTAAACATCAGGCGGGTGAAGAATTGGATCACGCTAAAGTTTATGCCCTGGCATATGCTAAAATGTGTAAAATGGCTGATGAACTGAAAAAGGCAAAGGAAGATGGTGACGTCTATATGTCGGCTAACGAAGAACTGAAACAGTTCAAAGCAGATGTAGAAGCCAAACAATTTGCTTTTGAGGTTGAGTCCACTATTGCCGAAGTTTCTGATACCATGCCAAAAGAAGAAATTGAAAAGGCAAGGGAAAATAGCAAGAATTTCACTTTAGAAACAGTTGGCGCATGGAAAAATGAAATAAAAGCCTTAGCGTTTTCACTCGGTAAAGATAAAAAGGTTGATGATGGTGTCAACCGAATTGCTATGTCTTGGGTTGATAAAAAAGACAGGAATAAGCAAGATTTAAGTAAAGGATGGGTAAAATAGTATTACTACCCGTCGATATTATTATAACAACAAAAAAGGAGAAAAATTAAGATATGACTAATCATGCAGTGCTCGTGCCAAATAAAGTTATGGCTAAAAACGTTGATGCCTATATTCGTCCCGCAATCAGTGCTTCTGCTGTCGATAATGGTTTCGTTTTCGTGACAGCCCAAAAGACGGGGGTTTCTGGTGAGGGGGAAGTTTGGCTGGCTACAGCACCTTCAAGCGCAAGTCTGACGGCTGTTTGGATGGTTGGAGAACCCGAACTTCCGTTTGCTACCGCTGGAGACAATGTTTATAAAGGACTTGGTAGTATTCAGGACTTTTATACCTCGGCTTGTACCGTGTTTACTGGTTTTAAACTTCAGCCCAACGCAGATATTATCACGTTAACCGCCGAAGCTCTCGACAGTACCACTACCGCTGCTTTTGCTATTCCTGATGATAGCGGCAACTACAAGTGGAAGTGGGCAGCCGCCGCATCTACTGGTGTGTGCTTAAGATACGTTGCAACCACATATATTCCCTCAGCTAATGGTTCGGCAATCGGCTCTGGTCGTATTACCGCCTATCAGTTCGAGGCTTATCAATCTTAATCGTAGTCATGTTTTGACTTGACTAAAATCATTATCAAAAAATTTTCTACGGAGGAAAAATAAAATATGACTATTAAATTACCCGCAAGTGTAGTCCAGTTCGCTGCTGGCGATACGACATTATTCGATAATTTTGTCGATTACTGGAATCATTATCGGTCTGAGAATGGGACTAAACAGTTCCCCTACATCAAGGCTGATAAAGACGGCAAAGCTATTAGTTTTGCTGAAAAAGATGCGGCTTTGAATGCCATGCTTTTGCGTGAAATTTCAAAACGATCTGGTGTTGATGCGACAACCATGACTCCAGAACAGATGGCAACTCACCCTCTTGTTTCTTGGTCTGTTGGTAATATCGTATCTCAATTGATTGACGCCGTTCTTCCCGATACCATGGTTCAGGGAACTTCGGCTTACGCCGAAATTAAAGTCCTTGGACTTGGCGAATCGGGAATCTTCGACATTCGCTCCCGCGACTTGTTCCCTGTGACTAAAGTTGGTCGCCTTGGACAGCGTGAAGCTGAAATGCATAAAGGTTTTGAGAAGCAAGTTACTTTGAACCCCGAAGGGCACATGATTACCGTTGGTGTTTCCTTGTTCCGTGTTTTGACTGGTCAAGAATCCCTCGCATCGTTTACTTCAAAAGCGATTCGTTCCATCGAAACAGAGATGACCAAAGACATCTATACCGCTTTCTACAATGGTATGTCTGGGTTGTCAACCGATGCAACTACAGGATTGCGTGTTACTGGGTACTCACAAGCCGATTTGACAAAGCTAAGCCAGCGTGTTTCAGCGTTCAACGGGGGAGCCAAGCCAATTGTGTTAGGAACCAAAGTTGCTCTTGCTAGCATTCTTCCAGAAGATGCTAATTTTCGTTATGACATCGACAGCGAATTTGTGAAGCTCGGATATGTTCGCACCATCGCTGGCGTAGATTCTCTGGAAATTCCCCAGGTCGCAAACTGGGAATCCCCGTTTAGTCTTCAGATTTCTGATAGCTATTTGTGGATTGTTGCTCCTGGAACAGATAAGATTATCAAATGCGTAATCGGTGGATCGACTATTTCCAATGTCAACGGACAGTGGGATAATGCCAACCTCCAGCAAAACGCGTCATTTGTAAAATTCTGGAAAGCCGGAGTAATTACATCGAGCGTGGCCGCCACTATTGGCCTTTAATTTATTTGCATTTTGGGGTGGAGATGAAATATTCTCCACCCTTGACAAATTCGCAATATTGTGGTAATATTCTTGCAGGCGGATAGGTAAATCTTGCTAATTTACTGATAAAAGATATATCCTCACTAATATCTTTCCGCCTCATAAATCATAGTGAGATTTAATAATATGTGAGGAGATTTTAATGTCTGCTAGAATTACATTGCAAGAAGCGGAAAGAAGAGTTGCTTCCTTTTATGACGGCACTATTAGAATTATTGCGTTTACTAATATACGAAATCACGTAACAGTAGAATGTATTGTTTGTGGCAATATTTGGAAAGGTGCATCTAGAGATATTATAAACAGTATGGCTAGATGTTTAATATGCAATCCTTTGCCAAAAAGAACTCCAAAAAAATTTGATATAGATAAAGCCCAAGAATACATGGAATCTAAAAACCTGAAATTTTTATCAAAGATTCCTGTACTTACAAAAGACAAGATAGATATATTATATCCTTGCGGACACATAAATTTTTTATCATACGCCGATTTAAAAAGAGATTTTGGCTGTAAAAAATGTATGATTGAAAACTTCTATGTAAACAGATTTCCAGAAAAAGAGTTGTTAAAAATGCTTCTTGATAATTCTTTAGAATTTGTTTCTTTTCCCGAAGGCTATAAAACTGGTGCGAGCAAAATTCATTACAAGTGTTCCCTTGGGCATGAAACGTTTCGAATGGTTAGAGATTTTGTAAAATTTCCAACATGCCGTCAATGCAGAATAGATTTAAGAGCATATAATAATCGTGGAGAAGGATCTTCAACGTGGAAGGGCGGAGTAAGCAAAATATGGGTTGCCGCAAGAGCTAGGCTCGATCCTTGGACTATTGCATCTCTTCGAGCAGCAAATTATACTTGTTGTATAACAGGAGAATCGAGTATACCTATAGATGTTCATCATATAACATCTTTTGAAACTATTGCTAAAGCGGCAATGGCAGAATTTGGTATAAGCGATGAAAATTATTATACCAGCGCTTACAGCAAATACGGCACAGAAGTATTATTCCGAATAGTCGAATTGCACAATAAATACGGGCTGGGCGCAGTGATGAAAAAATCAGTTCATGTACTTTACCATAAAGTCTATGGGCATGGTAATAACACCCCATCACAATTTGAAGAATTTAAACAACGTATATCGTCTGGCGAAATTAAATTGCCGGAATAATAATTATAAAATGGTACTATTGTACCACAAAAGGAGAAATATAAAATGGCACGTCCTAAGTCTTTAGACAGGGAAATCAAACCCTCGAATACCGAGGATGAAGTTTCTCAACTTCGAAAACAAGTAGAAGAACTTACAAAATTAGTAATGGCATCACAAAAAGTTGGTGGCGATAAAATAGAAATACCTGCTGAAAACCGCCTTTTTGCCGATATTCCTCAAAATGAATATATAAAAGTAATGTCATTATGTAATAATAAGTTAAATTTATCCACCGCTCAAGGCAGGCAGGGTAAACATTATAGTTTTATGAAATTTGGTGAAACCCGTAACATCGTATTTGGAGATCTACTGGATATTAATGCCAATCATCCTAATTTTCTGGAAGCCGGTTATTATCTGATTTTAGATGATCGTGTAATTAAATCTCAGGGACTGGAAGAAACATATGCTCACATATTAACCAAGGTGCAAATTGAACAAATTTTGAGTAATCATAAAGATGCTCTTAGCCTGTTTCAAGTAGCCAATCCCAAGCAGCAAAAAATTGTTGTTGATTTTATCATACAAAAAATGGTTGCTAATGAACCCGTAGATTTTAATCTCGTCAACAGCATATCCAAAGTATCTGGGGTTGACATCAACGCCAGGGTAAAGGCTGTGCAAGAAATTAATGAAATTAAAAACGAGTAGGAACTGCCTTTAGGTACACGCCTAATAAAAAACTTTTATGGGTACGGTAGTCATTAGGCTACCGTACTTCTATAATACAACAGGAAGGAGGTTTATGGGAACATTATCATCGGAAATAAATGATCTGTTTCTCATGCGCGTAACCGATTACCGCTTGGATACCATCTATAATACCAGTGGAAGTTTCGTGCTTAATGAATATCTGGAACCCTGGTTGATGGACGCCATCGTAGAGTTCAATGAATGCGATCAAGTACTAACATATGCTCCTACGAGCGGAACAACCGAAGGTAGTTTTTCTGTTGTGTTGTCTACAGAAAATAAAATAATCCTCAGTCAAATTATGGTAAAATACTGGATGGCTAAGTCTATTAGCGACGTCCTGCAAATGCAAAACTTTATAACCGACAGGGATTTTAAAACTTTTTCTTCTGCTCAGAATCTTCAAGCTAAGAAGGAATACTACATTATGAAAACTGAAGAAATCAGTCAACTACTCAACAATTACGGCTTCAGAAAACTAGACTGGGTTGACTGGCAGAACCAAGACTTTGATCACAGAGCGGTTTAGGGAGGCGTAACATATGGGATTAAAATATTATCAATTATCTCCTCCTGCTATAAGCGCAAGTTCCATACTAGTTGAAGAATTTGATGCTCTTGTGAATCAGCAGTTTGAAGTTGCTTCAGACGTGTATGTAATTAAACGAGAATCAAGTTTTGCCAGTGGATCTTTAGTAGATGCAACCGCAAGAGTAACCTCTGCTATTGATAACATGACTGGCGCTCGGCTGAGTGATGATTTCAAACAGTTGATATTCAAACCAAGCGACACTCATATTGCAGGTATAGGTACAAAATATTATTTCGAAAATAATTACTGGATATGTGTTTATAGCGACACGATAAAATCGCTGTCAAATAACTGTATGGTTAGGAGAGCCAACGAATATCTTCGCTGGATTGGCGACAACGGAGTTTACTATGAGGAACCGTGTGCCATTGATTATAAAATAGCTAGAAGTAAAGATACACTTACGGCAGAAAATTTGATCATACCACAGGGCTACATAGACATATATGTGCAACTAAATTCTAATACTGAATTAATCAAAGGCGGACAGAGATTTCTATTTGGTCGCCCCAATAATAGATTGTGTTGGCGCGTATTTGGCAACGGCGTTCAAAATACTCAAAACCAAGAGACCGATGACGATACAACTAGCAGATTGCTTACGTTAACAGTAGGTGGTTGGGAAATAAACAACGACCTCGATAACCTCAGTTTGGGCATAGCAAACTACTATGACAACGTCTATGCCTTGTCTCTAACACCTGCGGTAATAACAGGAAATGTCGGAGAAACACGTCAACTGGTTTCTACTGTAACACTCAACGGAGATCCTATCACCAAATCCGTAGTATACACTAGTAGCGACGCGGCAAAAGTCGGGGTTTCAACAACAGGTTCTTTGACTCTAAGTGCTTCTGGTGTTGCCGTAATTACTTCCACCATGGCTAGTAATTCCACGGTTTCAGCAAGTGCCGCGGTAACAGTAAGTACTTCCGGTGTTTCAACAGAAGAAGTACGGATAACACCATCAGATGATACATTCATATTAGAAGATGAGTCTAAGATATTTACTGCCTACGTATATACTAACGGCATACAACAAGCCGATGTATTTACATTCCCGCTTGCAGACGCCAATGTACCGACAGCAAATTATACAATGACTGCTGTAGGCAATAACGTCTTTACAATAAATAATGTCAATAAATACTTGGATTATCCTCTACTCGTAAATGCCACAAGTGGTAGTTTTGTAAAACAAATAAGTGTTAATTTGAAGGGAGCATGGTGACATTATGCCTAATATCGATCCTAATTTAGACAGTAATCAATGGGCTTATAATAAATTCAGCCTACTCCCTCAAATGAGTTATAACATCTGCTCATATCTTATGGATAACGATGAATTAATATGGAGGT